TCTATCAAGAATATTATTATCATATTCTTTTAAAATAATATTATTAGTTTTTAATTCAATTTCTTGAATTCGTTCATAATTAGAAAAATATTTCCAATCTTCTAAATCAGATTGATTATCTTCTTCTATAGAACCAGAAATACCAAATTTTTGAGCAATCCAACGAATAGCATCATTTAAATCAAATACTTGATTATGTTGAATTTTCATAATTTTTATAACTAATTCAAAAATATCAAAATAAGCATCACAACCAGTATAACATTTAAATAAATTACTATTTTCATAATAATATAATTTTCTACTTCCTTCTCCGGGGTAATTATGGCAAATGGTGGAGGATAAAATGCCAAAATTTGAATATTCTGGTTCTCCTCCCCATTCTTGTAATAAATCATATATATTATGAATTGTTAAATTATCTCTAATTTCATTCTTATCAAATACTATCATTAAAAAGTTAATACGCGGGTAACAGGTCTAAGAAGACCATATTGCTCATTGACTACCTTACAAAGATATTCATTAGGACGCATTTTCTTATCAAGCCCATCACGACTTCTTAAAAGTTCCTTAGCTAATTCTTCAGGCATCTTATACTCAAAATAAGCATTCTTGTTTTCCATAATTATTACCTCTCTTATTCATTATATTCAAAAGCTGATTCTTCATCTAATTTAATTTTGATATCTTTCATATCTATTAATTCATAATCATATGAAGTACAAAACATAGGTTGAATTCTACAACAACCCAAATCTGCTTTACACCATAAATAAACACCTTTATAACGTCCTCGTCTATTTTTATAAACAGACAATTTAATTGTGGGTTTATCAAAAACATTAGTTGCTAAAATTGTTTCTAAAGCTTGAATATCTTCTTCTTTTACATTTAATAAAATCGCACCCACGTCAATTTTATCGGCAATTGCTTTAGCACCTCTCAGTAATGTTTGGTCTGGAGTTTTTGATTCGGCAAAATCACCATTTAACTGCGTTGCTGACATAATAAACACTCCATATTGATTACAAATATCTTTTAATCGTGTAGATAACATAAATAAAATATTATCTTCACGCAATTTAATACCGCCACTTCTTCGCGTTATTTCTTCAAGAATTTTTAAACTTGTATGAATATAGTCATGAAAAATATAATATACATCATGGTCACGAATATTTCTTTTAATTGTATTTTCTACATCTTTTAAAGAAAAATCTGGCAATTCTTCTACATAAAGTGGAGCATTAGATAAGATTTTAGCTGCTTCTAAAACCCTTTCTTCTTCATTACCATCATATTGACCATTTAAAATATGCTCTTCATTAACATTAGATATAAAAGCTAACATCATAGTTTGAACTTCTTCAAGTTCCTGTTCTGTTGTAATGAACAATACTGGTCTATTAACACCACAACTAATCCATCCAAAAGATTCATCATAAATTTTATTACAAGCAATATAACAAGCATCAGCTATCATACTTCTTGTTTTTCCAACACCTGTAGCTGCTGAACGCAAATAAAATTTTTTTAATCTTGCTCCACGAGTAACTGTATTAATCAATGGTCCATATAATGGAACACCAACTTCTGGATGTTGTTTAAATTTATCAATCAATTCAAAAATTCCATCGGCGGCTTGACTGGCTTCTCCATCACTATCATCCACATATTGAAGTCTAATATTATCAATTTTTTTATCAACTTGGTCAGCAATCTCTTCAAGATTTACATTATCCAACCAATCTTCTTGAATTTGTTTCTTTTTTACATCAAGAATATTATTTGGGTCATATAAATCAGAAATATCAATGCCGCAATTATCATAAGCTCTTAAAAGAGTGAACTTTTTTAATCTATTATAATAATAATCAAATGTTGAACTCATACAAGTTTCAGCAGCTTTTAAAATCCACTCTTCACCTTTTTGTTGTTTATATATTGCCGCACTTTTTGGTCTATTGGATAGAAAATCTGATATATTTTCTAATGTAATTTTTTTTGCTCCCAATTCATAAATTTTATAAATTGCTCCAAAAATTATACGATGGAATTCATCTGGAAAATCTTCATCTGTAATAATATATTTATCAGTAAAATCTAAAATTTGCGGTGTATTATATACACATCCAATTACTTGAATAATTGCTTGTATATCTACATATTGTGATGCCATTAAACATCATCCTCCTATTCTTCATCCAAAAACGTAAATAATTTTCTTTTTGGCTTAATTTTTCGTTTTGGAATTGGAATAATTATTTCTTGTACTTCCGGCACATATTCTTTAATTACTTTATTTTCATTTTTTTGTTTAGCTTCCCATAAGCTATAATAATAATTAAAAGCATTTTGATACACATATGGAACTATACCTATACCACCATTTGCTTTTTCAATATCACCATTTTTAACTTCATAATGATAAACTAATGCTTTTTGAATTCCAGAATATGTATATTTATAATTATTTATATATTCATTAATTTGTTTACGAATACGAGCATCCACATATGAAATATTAAATAATTTCATAATATAATTTTCTAAATCATTTTTTTCTTTTTCAAGTTGTTCTTGTTCTTTTTGCTTTAAATCAAAACAATTTTTATGAGCATACCGACGAGAACTAGTATTTATATATTGTTCTGTATTAGCATCAAATTGCTAACCGCAAATAGAACATTTTACTAAATGTTTAGCCATTGAATACTCCTTTCATTTTTATATTTTATATAAATATTATACCATATTTTTATATAAAAATCAAGGCAAGATTTTTCAACCTTGCCTTTTATATTTATTAACCAAGTAATTCGTCTTTAATTTCCAAAACAATCAAATGAATAAATTCAGCTTGGTCTCTAGTTGTTTCAGCAATTTTCTTACCCTTACCAAGATATTTATCAATAATCTGAGTAATACGAGGACCAAAGAAATTGGGGTCTTTATTCATTAAATCACCGACAATAGCTTGGAATTCAGCCATAAGAGCATCGTAATCATATTCATTAAGAATTACATCAGCATTTCTCTCATTTGTAACATAAGCATTGTTGGTTGCGGCGGCTTCCTTATCAATAGCCTCAGTAAGAGCAGCGGTAAGTGCGTCATAAGTAAAATCAATTTCAGAAGCAATATACTTAAAACGACAACCACAGCGGACACTATTATCACTAGAACGAAGCGTTAATACCATACGAGTATTTCCGTTATCATCAACTTTAGGATGCGCATAACCAATAATGTCACTCATATTTTCAATAATAGCAAGAGCAGAAGACTGGATAGAAGAACCAATTTGCTGATATTCTTTAGAATTCTGCGGAGAAATTGTCTTTTCTTTATCATGAGAAATAAATACTACCGCATAACCCAATTGAGTTAAAGTTCTAAAAACATCTTCAAATTCTTTCTTATACTTAGACCAACCATTGGTACTCCAACCGCCATCACCAATATTTTCAATACCAAGCTGATTACAGATATATTTCTGACAGCATTCAGCAGCAATATCGGCAGTATCAACAATAATACTCTTATAAACTTCCTTTACTTCTGGCCTCTTTAATTCACGAACTACCTACTTCATATCGCCCCAGCTAGTAATATCCTGAGCGATTACACCAGGTAGAGCATTATATCCTCGCTCAAAAGCAAGAAGTAGTGCTCCAGGCATCTTTGAGCCAAATGTGGTTTTACCACACTTGGCAGGCCCATAAATAAAGGTAATATAGCCACTCAAATCGCGGCTTACTTTGTGAGGAGTCAAACCTAAAAGATTAATAGCCATTTTTAATTACCTCCATTTAATTAAAACTTAAAAGTATCATTAGAAGCAGCCTGCGGAATCGCATTCTGACTAGCCTTATATTCTTCCTGACGCTGCTTAACAGTAGCCAGATAAGTTTCACGAGCAGCCATTGCTTCCTTCAATTCAGTAGCAGTAATACCACTATCATCATCCCAAAGATAAGGCTCCTTGGCAGCACCAGTAATTACAAAATCACGATGAGAAGTAGGCGTTTCCTTAACGAGAGTATCACCAAACGCAGATTCCTCAGTAGTCTTTTTTACAATAGTTTCAGAAATCTAACGACCCCAAATCTTTGTAAACACAGGATTACTCTTAGAAGCATTCAAATCTTCAAAATAATTCATTGCATTAGGATTAAGTGCAGTAAATTCAAAAGGAAGAAGTGCCTTACTAAAATCAAAAATATAACCCTTAACAACTACCTTTTCAGGCTGCTCCTTTTCAGGATTTGCTTCAATACGTGCCGCACCCTCAATAAGCATATCGCATTCAAAAGTATTGCGAGTCTTTTCATCTTCTGCCAAACTATCAGTAAGATGTACAAAACCGCCTTCATTGCGCTTAGCACTTACCAATTCATCTGTTCCATTTCTATTGGAATAAAATTCATTCAGTCCAAGAGCAGAATCAATTCTTACCTTACCTGCCTTATCAGGACCATCCTTCATATAAGTTCCAATAGCACCATCAATAATTGCTTTAAGAGTTGTATAGGTGGCATTCGGAGAACCCTTCTTTGTAGTTGCAGTTACATATGAAAAATGAACAGGAACAACATTAGTTACTGCGTTATCAGTTGCTACACTCAAAGTACCGGAAATAAATTCAGTTCCAGGATTCTTAGACTGCTTTCCAGAAACCTTAACTTCAAGAGCGTGTTCATAAATAATACCTTCAATATGTGTCTTATTAATAAGATTAGCTTTCATAATTTAATTTTCTCCTTAATTAATACATTTTTTAATTAATTTCAATATTTTTTCCATTTTCAGTTAAAGAATAAATTGTGGGGTCTTGACCTACTTTTTCTACAAAGCCATCTGTTACAAGTTTTCTCATAGCTCCTGAAACTGTTTTTGAAGAAATAAAAAGTCCTTCTCCAATATCCTTTGCTTTCCAATTTTCAGTATCAAGATTATCTTTCATATACTGAAGAACAAGTTTACCATTGTCTGTAAACATTGGCTTCTCAGTTACCTCAATATTTTTAAATACTTTCCAATAAGCCAATGCTTCTTCGTTCATTGGAGTAGGATATGCTTCAATTGCCATTTCAACATACTTAATAAATTCTGCTTTTTTAGACATTTTAAAACTCACTTTCAAATTATCTTTTTTAATTTTCTATAAATATTATATCATATTTTTTTATAAAAATCAATTAAGAGTTTTTTAATTCATCAATAAAGATAAATTGTTGAGCATATGGAAGTGAGCGAGCCATTTTAATAAAACTTTCAGTTATAAAATCATCTCCATCGCCAGACCATTCAGTTAATTTGTGAAATCTACGCTGACTAGGAGAGCACATTGCATAAGCATTTTCATATGTGAATGTACAAGTGCGTGTTTGAAGCCATGCTTGAGAATTCCATCTAACTAATTCTTTCCAATATCTTTTATCATTTGTATCATTATATCGCTGACGTAAAAATTCAAGAAATGGAATTAAATGATTCTCTGCCATTAAGGCAATATCTGTATCTTCAATTTGAGGATTATAATCATCAGTTTCAAAGCAGTCAATTGTAATTGGTTTGCTCGTAAGTTTATGCATAGTGCTTGTTGAATTAGCTACCGTTCCTACTTTGTAGGTGTCATATTCTTTCCACCAATATAGAGGAGCAGTAATGTCAACACAAACCATGATTTGCCGCATAAATTTACGGTGTTCAGAACCTGCTTTAATCAAAGTTTGCGCAAGTTTCATATCTTTTGGTCCAATAGCAGCATATTCATAAAGACCTCTATCTTCATATATAACTACATCTTTTAAAAATTTATCTAAATCTACAGAAGTAATAGTAGAACATTGTAATTCTTCATTGTAATTATGCTTATTTAAGACATCGGTTGCTACATCTACTACATTATCCCAATTACCTAAACCAAACTAACTATCACTTAAATGCCAAGACTCTTTAGGGTTGCGCATTCCACGCAGTGCGCCTTCAAAATTAAATACTCTAATATTTTCAAATTTCACTGTTAATCATCCTCACTTAAAGTATATCCAGCAATAGAATTTTTATAACAATAATGTTGAGTTAAACGTTTCATAAACATTTCTAATTCATCAATATAAAAAATTTTATCTTCTTCCCATTCATCTAAATGGTCTTCAATAAAATCTGAATAAGAAACAAATTCAATACCAATGATACCATAAGCTTTAGCCTTTTCACTTAAAGCAATTGGATTTGCGCAAATAATTGCGCCATTTGTTTCTTTTGCTTTAAGCATAAGCTTTTTTGTCTTTCCACTTCCGCGGGAATCAATAACTCTAAACATATTATTTGTTACCTCGTGTCATATTATAACCAAATGTTTCACTTTGATAATATTTAATCCAAAATTTTTCTTTTTCATTAAGTTGCGTTCTATCACATTCTTCAAGAATTTCAAAAGAGAAATTTTCTACTTTATCACTTTTCATAGCAGTATATAATTTATTGTTTGAACCATCAATACCTAAACCAGCTTTAATATGTGTTTTAAATCTATCAGCAATATTAACTGATTGTCCTATATAACACATTTGATTATTTAAATTAGTAATTTTATAAATACCAATTTTATTTTCTGTACCTATTAATCTGCCAATTAAATCACTTGTAGGTTTTTCATAATAAGTTTTCCAAATAATTTTATTTAATGGTTCTTCATTTCTTAAATAAGGAATTATTGAACGCAATTTTTCAATTTCATTTTTATCTGTATCAGATAATTGTATTTTATAAAATTCTTTTTTATTGTTTTCTTCTAAAGTTCTTTTATTCGCTTGAATAGCCGCATTTACAATAGAAGTCTAATCATTAATTTTTTGTTCCAAAAGAGATAAAGTATCCTAATGCTATTTTATAGTTTCTGCGGTTTGCTGCGCAAGTTCTTCCATTAAATTAAAATATTCTTCTTCACATTGCTTTTTATTCTTTTCAAATTCAATTCGCATATTTTCAGTAGATAATTCAAATTCTTTTTCCGCAATCTATTTACTTTGTTTATAAATAACTTCTCCAGCTTGCTTTGCCTATTCTTCAATTAACATAATACTTTTCTATGTCTCTTCTCTTTTGGATTCTAAAAATTTTATATTTCCTTTTAAATTTAAAGAATCTAATTTTAATGATTGATTTTCATTTGTCAATATTTCATTTTCTTTTTGTAATTCTTCGTTTTTAAATGCTATTTCTTTATTATAAGTAATATTTTTTTTACCTTTTAATAAATAAAAACAAAGCATTCCAAATAGAAAACTTAAAATACATAAAAATATTGTCATATTTTAGAAAAATTAAGGGATAGATGTTTAGTCTATCCCTATATTTATATTATAATTATTCTGCTTCCTCAGCATCAGGGTCAAAACTCATACCTGCAGGAGTAAGGGACAAGAACTTAACTGCCTTGTGAGTACCATCATCCAACTCAATTTCAGCAGGAGTACGAAGACCAAGACCCTTTCTCTGGATAGCAGAGGTAAAAATGCCATCTACCTAACGCTTTTCAATACCAAGTGCCTCTGCAACATCAGCAGCAGTAACATTAGCACCATTAACTTCCTTCAAATAATTAAGAACCTTCTTAGAATTTTCCTTCATAGCCATAATAGTAAAATCTCCTTTAAATTATAAATATTTTTTTAATTTTAAATTTTTTAATTAAGCTTTTTGCTTATGTAAATATTATACCAAAAAATTTTTTAAATGTCAAATTTTTTTGACGATAAAATCTCTTGAACCATTTCATCAATAATGGTCATATCTTCAAGTTTATCTACATGACTTGATAGATTAAAAATTTCTGCTTCTGCTTTTTTTACTTTTTGTGGGTCATTACTATTTTGAATAATCCATTCAGCTTTAGCAATTTTATTTGCGAGATTTTTACGTTCTTTATTTTTCATAAAATTTTCTTCCTTAATCTTTACTATATATATTATATCATAAATTTTTTAAAAAGTCAAAAAATTTTGATTTATTTTAAAAAATTTTTTTCAAATTCTTCTTCCGTAATAATCGGAATACCAAGCTTTTGAGCAGATTGATTTTTTCCAGTAGTAGAAGCAATATCATTATTAATTAAATAACTTGTATTTTTGCTTACACTATCCATTACTTTTCCGCCCATATTTTCAATAATTAATTTTAAATCATCACGTTTTTTATAATTATTTAATTTACCAGTAATAACAAACTTTAATCCATCGCAAGTTTTTTCAATTTCTTCATTAATTATAGTATTTTGAATTGGAGGACAAATATATTTTTCATATATTTCATCTGCTTCACTATAATCAAAATTCCAAATAGCTAAAGTTTTTGATTCCGCAAAACCATCTAATTTAGAAAAATCAAATTTTTCATTTATCATATTCCTAAAGTTTAAATAAGTAGAACATTTCTCTATTAAAATTTTAGCTACAGAATTTCCAATAAGAGGAATACCAAGAGCAGATATAAAAGAAACATCATCACATATCTTAGCTTCTTCAATCGCATTTAAGATTTTATCCACAGAAGCGATTCCAAAACCTGGTTTTTCAATCCATTCATCTCTATAATCTTTTAATGTAAAAATATCTTTTATATTTTCAATCCAATTCCAATCAATTAATTTTTCTAAAGTAGCTTTAGACAAACCTTTAATATTTAAACCTTTTTTTGAACAAAAATGGTCTAATTTATTAAGAAATTTACCTTCACAATTAAGATTATTACATACTAATACAGTGGAACAATTTTCTGTAACTGTAATAGTTTCTCCACCACAAATAGGACATTGTCTTGGAATATCAATAATTAAATCTTGAATATAACAATTATCACTTTTTTCTGCTCGTTCAATTTGAGGAATAATCATATTTCTTTTAGAAACCCAAATTTTTTGATATACTTGCGGCATATCACCTAAAGTTTCTTTAAGAATACTAAGATTATGAAGATTTGCTCTTTCCACCATTGTACCATCAATTTCTACTGGATTAAATACTGCTACTGGTGTTAATACTCCTGTACGACCCATTGTATATTCAATATTTAATAATGAGGTTTCATATTCTTCATCATAGAATTTAAATGCCATAGCATTTTTAAAATGGTGGTCAGTAGCTCCTAAACTTTTTCCATATTCAATATCATTAAATTTAAAAACTATTCCATCAATAGGATAATTTAAATGATGTGCGGCTTCAATAATTTCATCATCAATTGTTTCCCAATTGAAATCATTGTCATATCTATAAGGAACAATAGAAAAATTTAAAAAAGATAATTTTTTTAATTTTTCTGATAATAATTTAATATCATTAAAACCTTCAATAACATCCCAAGCAATAAAACATAAATTACGTTTAGCACATTCTTTGGAATCAAGTAATCTAATACTACCTGCCGCAAAATTACGAGGATTTTTATACATTGTTTTAAATAATTCATTAAAAGTATCAAGAGGGCAAATAATTTCTCCATCAACAATTAACTCATCTTTATAATCAATATATTTAGGGATATTATCAACAACCCAAGCATTATGAGTTATATCTTCTCCCTCAACTCCATTACCACGAGTTTCTGCGGAAACCAATTTACCATTTAAATATCGTAATGAACAAGTTAAACCATCCATCTTAAACATACATAAATAATTTTTATTTTGTTTAAGAAAATTTTTAATTACATTAATATCTTTAGTCTTATCAAGTGAAAGCATTAAATGATTATGTTTAACTTTTTTTAATTCATTTATTACATTATAAACGATTTTTTGTGTGGGTGAATCATCATAAATAATTCCAGTCTTTTCTTCTAAATGAATTAATTCAAAAAACTTATCATCATATTCTTTATCAGAAATAGTTGGATGACCTTCATCATATTCTTTTGTTCTGGCATTTAAATAATCAATCAATTCTCTGATAATTAATTCCATAATAAAATCCTTTATGATTTATTTTCTATATATATTATATAATATTTTTTTAAAAATATCAATATAAGGAAGCTATTAAGCTTCCTTATAAATTCCATATTTCATATCCTCTAATAATTGTTTATAAAAATTACAAAATGGAGAATCTGAAAAAGATATAACACTATCATTTATAAATAAAATACCTTTTATATTAGCATTCCCATTTGTAATAGTTACAGATTCTGAAGTAATATATTTATTTTTTATTTCTAAAAAAGAAATATCGTCTTTGTAATTAGGACAATTGTCTTCCCACAAATCTAAAATATGACGAAAATCTTTATTTGTATAAATTATTTTTATCATTTTTATACTTTACTCACTGAAATAATTTTATTATTTTTGATAATTTGATTACCAACTGAAACCCTTCCAAGAGTTGGAATTTCATTAGATTTTATACAAATTGAATTTTTATCACCGCAGATTAAAATGTTATCTTCATTAGATAACAAGGCGGCCGCAGATACAAAACCTGTCGTTGTGGTAGGTTTATAACATAACAAACCTTTACCACCCTTCTTTTGGATAGGAGTTTCACTAATTAAGTATTTTTTACCTAATCCATTTTCAGTAAAGATAGCAATCATATCTTTTTCATCTCTAATGACAAGAGTAGTAATTACATTATCATCTTTACTTAAATTAATTCCTTTAACTCCTTGAGTTATGCGTCCCATAGCTCCAACTTCCATAGAATTAAATTTAATTGTATAACCATTTTTCGTGACAATAATGACAGGTTCATCTTTAATTAAATTGACAGAAACTAATTCATCATCATCTTTAATATTAATTGCCGCAATTCCACTCTTTTTTGAAGTTTTAATATATTCGTCAAGCGCAGTTTTCTTTACTAAGCCATTCTTTGTCGTAAATAATACATATTTAGCATCAGTATCTCTATAAATAGAATAAATTACTGTAGGATTTTCATTTGGTTCCATTGTAACCAAAGACTTAATAGATTGACCTTTTGCCGTATTATTTCCAACAGGAATATCGTTAACTAATAAACGATACATTCTTCCTTTATCAGTAAAAATCATTAGAGAATCAATTGTATTAGTGCGGATTACCATTGAAGTAATATCATCTTGCGTGCGCACTCCTACACCATTTCTTCGTTGTGTACGGAAAGAAGAACTAGGAACTCTTTTAATTAAGCCACTTTCTGTCATAACAACTACACATTTTTCAGGCTCAACAAATTCAATTTCTTTTTCTTCTTTATTTTCAGAAATATTATTTAACTTTGTCCTTCTGGCATCACCATATGCGTCCCGCAAAGAAGATATTTTTTTAATTAATATTCCATCACGATAAGATTTATTTCCAATAATACGATTACATTCTTCAATAAAAATTTCCTTTTCTTGCTTCTCTTGGATAAGTTCATTTTTATCAATACGAGTTAATTTTACTAATTTCATATCTAAAATAGCATCTGCTTGAATTTCATCTATATTCAAGAAAGAAACAAGACTTGTACGAGCAATATTTTTATTTTCTGAATTTTTAATTAATTTAATTACTTCATCAATTTTATCAATAGCAATAATTAAACCTTCAATAATATGTAATCTTTTTTCAGCTTTATCTTTATCAAAATATGTGGCATTAAGTAATACATCTTCTTGATGAATTACATAATATTTAATTAAATCATAAAGAGAACAAAGCTTTGGTGTTCCATTTACAATAAAATTCATATTAAATGATAGAGTTGTCTGTAAATCAGTTAAAGCAAATAATTTACTTAAAGCAGTTTGGATACATCCTTCATCTTTTACTGTGAATACAAGTCTATTAATACCAACTGATGATTCATCATCAAAATCAATAATACTTTTTTCAAGTTCTTCAATATTATCGTTAATTTGTTCTTTAATTTTATTTCTATATGTTCTATATGGAATTGAATTAAAAATAATTTTATTATTTTCAATTTCATAATCACCACGAACTTTTAACGAAACATTTGATTTACCAGTAGCATATGCTGAACGCACTTCTTTAATATTGATGATTTGACCTCCTAAAGGAAAATCCGGTCCAGGAATATCTTTCATTAATTCATCAATATTAATATTTCCTTCATTTTCAATATAATGAATAATAGCATTACAAACTTCTGTTAAATTATGAGGAAGTGAATTGTGTGCCATTGAAATACCAATAGCCTGTCTACCATTACAAAGAGCATTTGGGAATAAACCAGGAAGAACTACAGGCTCCATAAATTCACCATTATAAGTCTCTTTTTCTGGAATAACTTTCTTTTTATAATCATTCATCATTAAATCAGTATATAAAGAAGGTTTTGCTTCAGTATATCTGGATGATGCTACCATATCATTAGATTCTTGAGTTCCTAATGAACCTTGTCCTTTAACAAGTGGATATCTCATTAAAAACTCTTGTGACATTTTACATAAGACTCCATAACAAGAAATATCACCATGAAAATATGATGTTGCTAACGTGCTACCAACGATAGCATTACATTTCTTTGTTTTTCCTTTAGAATCCATTTTAAGATAATCTTCCATAGTCCAAAGAATTTTTCTTTGGGCACTAAGTAAACCATCTTCTACTGCTGGAATCGCTCTATCAGTTAAAACTTCTTCCGCATAAACTAAGAAATTATCTTTAGCTTCATCTATAATATCTATTTCTGTAATAAAATTTTCTTTTTCCATATTTATAACCTCTTAATCAAAATTAAATCCTAATTGTGTAGCATTTTCATAGATAAATTTCTTGCGAGGTTCTACAGCTTGACCTTGTAAAACTTCAAGAAGTTTTGTTGTTTCTACAGCATCAGATACTGTAATTCTTTTAAAACGCTCATTTTCAAAACATACTTTTCGTAAATCGGCAGGATTTAATTCGCCAAGACCTTTTGCTCTAAGGATATCATATCCAGACTTTGCTGTCTTTTTCCAATCTTCTAACTCTTTATCACTATAAAAATACAATTCATTTTTGCCAGTTCTTACAATGTAAAGAGGAGTTACAGCTCTATATAACATACCTGCGTCAACCAAAGGACGCATATATGTATAGAAAAATGTAATAAGAAGAAGTTCAATATCAGCACCATCGCTATCTTGGTCACTTGTAATTACAATTTTATTAAATTGACATTTAGAAACATCAAAATCTTTACCAAATCCGCAACCAATTACTTTAATAATATCTGACATTTCTTGATTGGTAAGAATTTTATCTATAGATGTTTTTAAAGGAGAAATAATCTTTCCTCTCAGCATATAGATACAGTCAGTTTTGACATTTCTTGCTTCAACTGCCGCACTACCTGCGGACAATCCCTCAACCAAAAGTAAATTTCTTTCCTTTGGGTTTTTATTAACACAATCAATAAATTTATTACTAATTGACATTTTTGCTTTTAGACCTTTTGGAGCATTTTTATCTCTAACAGCATCTCTGGCTTTCTTAGCCGCTTCTCTTGCTTTACGAGCATTAATTGCCTTATCTGCGATTTCTTTAATTGCTTTCTCATTATTAGAAAGCCAATTCCGCAATTCATCAGCAATAACTTCTGTAAAAGGAGTCATATCTAATTTTACAATTCTACTCTTGGTTTGCGCATCATAACTAACACCAGGAGCAGTAATATTAAATACAAGATACATTCCTTCTTGACAATCATCACCAGTTAAATTTTCATCTTTATCTTTTAACCATTTTTTTTCTCTAAAGAATTTATTCATTTCTCTAGTAATGATTGTTTTCATTTGTGTGATATGCGGACCGGAATCAGTTAAACCTGTATTTACATATGGCACAATTGAAGTAGAATAACTATTAGTATAAGTTAAAACCAAATCAATTTTATTTTTATTATTTTCAAAATTTATATTTAATCTATTTTTAATAATTTCCGTATCTTTAACAGATTCATTTACTAAATCAGTTAAACCATTTTTTGAATAATATTCTTCATTATTAAGAATAATTTTTAATCCGGGACATAAACAAACTATTACTTTAAAAAGTTTTTTAATTACATTAATATCCACTTCTGGATTGTTAAAAAATTCTTCACTCGGCTTCCATTTAACTAATGTTCCTGATGGTGTAATATTATTTTCCCATTTTCCAACATCTCTTTTTTCAAAGATTCCTTCTTTAAACCAAATGTGCTCATATTTTCCATCTCGCCAAGAAATAACTTCCAACCAATGTGAAAGATAGTTAGCAAGTTTAGAACCAATACCATTCAATCCAAGAGCTGTTCCTTCATAAACCCCATCTTCAGAATATTTACCTGAAGTATTTAATACACTAAAAGATGCTTCAAGAACAGTTTTTCCATCATCTCTCATAAGATTAGGAATAAAACCTTGACCATTATCTTCTACAATAATTGTATTATCATCCAGAATATCTACTTTAATTATATTACCATGTCCAGCTTTAAATTCATCAACCGCATTTGATACAATTTCAATTAAAAGTTGTGTTGAATATTCAGTTGAACCGACATACACTCCAGGCCGCAATCTTGTAAATTCAAGTGGTGATAGTGATTCAATACTATTCTCATTATATAATTTTTTATTTTCCATTTTTAACCTCACTCGGTTTTATTTTACCTGTTGCTAATTTATCTGCTAATTCATTTCCTTTATTTCCATTATGACCTTTAATTTTTCTTAAATCAATTCTATAACCTTCTTTATATAAATTATAATATGCTTTGATTAAATCAAGATTTTCTGGAATTTGACCATTTGACTTAATCCAACCATTTCTTTCCCAATTAAACATCCAAGTATTAAATGTATTAACTGCATAAGAAGAATCACTATAAACAATTGGGGGCATCATAAAACCTGTTGTACTTTCATGAATACCATAATTAATCATAGTATATAATATTGCTTTTAATTCTTGAATATTATTAGTTGTTTCTTTTTCTTGATGTGAATAAGTTGCCATAATATTATTCACATCATCACATATGACAACTCCATAACCTCCTGGTCCAGGATTAGGATGAGCTGAACCATCTGTATATATAATCATATTATTTTCCTTTTGAATAAAAATAGTAAATATATATATTAATATTTATATATTATTTAATTAATTTATATATTAATATTATATTTACTATTCTATATTTTATTTTATTTTATTTTATATATATATATTA